TTGATATAGAAAATTTACCTTGGGCAACTGTGATGATGCCAGTGGGTGATTCAGGTACTTCAGGAATTGGAACTACGCCTCACGGATTAATGGAAGGTAGTTGGGTAGTTGGATTTTTTAGAGATGGACCAAGCGCACAAGATCCAATTGTGATGGGAACTATTGCAAGTAAATCATCAGAAGATAATAAAACAAAAGGTTTTACTGGATTAAACTATCCTCGTGGAGAATATGTTGGAAAAAGCGATGTTAATTTTTCAGCCAGAGAAGCAGAATATCAAAAAGGACAATCATATTTAAATAGAAGTGATGAAGGTACTAAAGATCCAATTCAAATTGCATCGCCCGCAAAAGTTACTTCAGTTTCCGAAGATAAGCCTGATAGTTATTATGAAAGAAAGACTTGGTCTGAATTGGAGCCACTAAATGGTTCAATACCAGAATATCCATATAATAAAGTTTATGAATCAGAAGGTGGACATATCAATGAAATAGATGATACGCCTGGTTCACTTAGAACAAATAGACAACATGCATCCGGAACCTTTGAAGAGATTTATAATGATGGTACACGTAATGTAAAAATTATTGGTGATGACTATGAGGTTGTGCTATCAAATAAAAACATTCATATTAAAGGTAATTGTAATATGACAATTGATGGAGATCTTAGACAATTAGTATATGGTAATTATCATTTGGAAGTACAAAATGATATGACTTTAAATGTTCATGGTACTATTCAGAGAAAGATTAGTGGTAATTTAGAAACAGAAATTGTTGGAAGCCGAAGTACTAATGTCGGTTTAAATGATAATATAACTGTCGTTAATGATTTAACAGAAAATATATTGAATGATAAAATATCTAATATTGGAAATGATTCAACATATCAAATAACAAATGATTTAGGTATTAATGCATTTAATGATATGAGTTTATTTAGTGGTGGGAAATACTCACAAAGCTCAACTGGAGATTATGCAGTTGCATCGGGCGGTAATATGAAGTTTGGTACAACAGGTAATCTAACAGAAGATATAGATGGCACACATACTTTATCTTGTGCTACTGCTGCATTAGTATATGATGCAGGAGAAATTACAGTAAATGATATAACACAAACACAACACATACATCCACAAACGGGAGGAACCGTAGCTGATGGAGATGCTAATGTGGATGTTGGATTACCAACAGGATAATATATGGCAATTTGTGGAGAAAGTACAGCTTTAAATTCCGTTAAGGATAAAGTAAAAGATTTAAAGTCTTTATTACAAGGTGGTAAAGATCAATTGGCTGCTATGCAATCGAAGCTTGATGGTATTAAGGCAGATTTAAAATCGTTCTTACCTGAGATTCCATCAATTGATAGTTTACAAGCAGAATTGGCTGCATTAGAATCTATTAATGATCCAACGGGATTAACTGCTAAGTTAGCAGAACTTAAAGAAAAATATGGTGATAAGATTCCAAACTTCGATGGAATAATTAGCGATCTAGGATTAGATTCTTTTCCACCAGAAATTAATTTAAGTAATATATGTTCGTTAGTACCAAATGCTGTTGTAAAAGATGGTGTTCTTTCAGTTGAACCAAATGAACCTAAAATACCTGAAGAAGAACCTGTAAAGGAAGAACCAGCTCCAGTTGTAGAAAAATTAGAAGAAGAATATAATCGTCATTATATGATATTTTTACATCAACTTACAACGAATAGAATTGCTAAACAAGCTAAGACAATATCGGAAAAGAAAAAAATACAACAACATTTTCTAGACTTAACATGGGCAGAAAAATTTATTGAAGTAGCCTCCGCTGGTGGATCTACATTTGATAAGCTTAAATTTGTTTCATATACAGAAGCACAATTAAAAGAAGAACAAAAAAAATTATTAAGTAAATATCCTGATATAACATGGGATTTTAAAACAGAAGGTCAAATATGGGCAAAGACATATGCTGAATTTAAATCCAGTGATATTGGTGCTAACACGGGATCTTTTTCAACTGCAGCTACAGAACTGGTTGCAAAACGACTTAAAAAGTTAGAACAATCATAGAAGTAATATAAATAGTTATATGGCAAGTTTAATTCAATCAGATAAATCAATTATAGGTGATGTTTCAAAGTCAAAGATTGTTTCGAAAAAGAAACCTTGGAGAGATTTAGATTTATCTTTAAAAATACATCCAATACGAAAAGATATTATACCTTTGAAAGATGATGTGGCAATTAAAAATGCTGTAAGAAATTTATTAGTAAGTAATTTTTTTGATAGGCCTTTCTCACCTGAGCTAGGTGCTAATCTTAAAGGACTATTATTTGAACCTGCAGATTATATAACACGTATTGATATTAAACAAAATGTTCGTGATGTATTAGTAAAATATGAACAACGAATTGAATTATTAAAAGTTAATGTGTTAGATCTATCAGATCAAAATGCTTATAGAGTAATTGTACAATTTAGAATTAAAGAATATGATACTGAAGAATCAGTAGAAATAGTATTAAGAAGGTTAAAGTAATATGGCAACAAATTTAAAAGTAACAGAATTAGATTTTCCAGATATTAAACAGAATTTAAAAAACTATCTCAAACAACAATCAGAGTTTAATGATTATGATTTTGATGGTTCAGGCTTGAGCGTGTTACTAGATGTATTAGCTTATAATACTCATTATAATGCATTAAATGCTCATTATTCATTAAATGAAGCATTTCTTGATTCTGCACAAATTCGTGGTAATGTAGTCACAAGAGCAAAACTTCTTGGTTATGTTCCACGATCAGTATTATCTCCAAGAGCTCAAGTCAATTTAGTAGTTGATGTATCTGCTGAGGTTGGAGAAAAACCTTCAGTACTTTCTTTAGAAAGAGGAACAAAATTAAATACTGTTGTTGAAGGAGAAGAGTTTCAATATGTAGTATTAGAAACACAACAAGCAAATTTGGTAGGTAATATATATACTTTCTCAAATGTAGTAATTGCAGAAGGTACTGTAAGAACACTTAAATATCGAGTTGATAATGATATAGAGAATCAAAAATTTCAATTATCTGACTTTAATGCTGATACATCTTCATTAAGAGTTCGTGTACAAGAAAACGAAGAATCAACTGGATTCGATATCTATACTAAATTTGAATCTCTCAAAAATGTAGATGCATCAAGTAAAGTTTATTATTTACAAGAAAATGCATCAGGATATTATGAGGTGTTTTTTGGAGATGGAGTGACAGGTTTTAAACCTTCAAATAATAATGTCGTTACATTAGATTATATTATTACTGAAGGTGTAGAGAGTAATGGTGCAAACACATTCTCAATGGTAGATAACATTGGTGGTTATTCAAGCATCACATTAACAACAGCAGTTAATGCATCGGGTGGTGCTGATCAAGAAACATTAGAATCAATTCGATTTAATGCACCGTTAACATTTACAACTCAAAACAGAGCTGTTACCTCAGAGGATTATGCAGCAATTATTAAAAAGGAATTTAGTAATATTGATTCAATATCAACATGGGGTGGAGAAGACAATGATCCACCAGATTATGGAAGAGTTTATATTGCAATTAAACCGCTATTATCCGAAACATTAACTACAGCTGAAAAAACAGATATCACTGGCGCGATATTAAAAGGTAAAAATGTAGTATCGATCACACCACAAATTGTTGATCCAAACTTTACATATTTAGAATTAGATACATTCTTTAAATATAATCCAAACCTAACAGACAGAAGTTCTGTTGAATTACAAACTGTGGTCAGAGATACAATTTCTGATTATAACTTTAATAACCTCAATAAATTTGATGGTGTGTTTAGACATTCACAATTGACAAGAGCAATTGATAATAGTGATCCATCAATACTAAACACTGTTGTAAGACCAAGAATGTTTCAATATATCACACCCACCGTTGATACGAATAGTGTTGTCGAGTTACAAAATCATACTCTTACATTTGTAGCTCCATTCTATCAATCAGGTTCATCAACTGATTTTATTCTTACATCAACAGCATTTGGTCTTGCAGCAGCTCCAACTACTGAACATTTCTTTGGAGATGAACCAATTACTGGTTCAGTGAATCGAAGAGTTTTTGTTTATAAAGTTGTAAGTGGTACTAATGTAACTGTTATTAGTGATGCTGGTTTATTAGAGCCAGCACTTGGTAAACTTACATTATATAATTTTAGACCAAATAATACAAATAGAATAAGATTAACAATTATACCAAACTCACTTGACCTTGCTCCAAAAAGAGATCAATTAATTTCAATTGATAATGCATTCGTAACTATTACACCAGAAATTGATACTATTGCTGTTGCAGGTTCATCAGGCTCAATTACATATACAACAACATCGAGATTTAAGTAATGGCTCATAGAACTTCATTATCACCTAGTATTATAGAGGTTGAAAATTCAACTTTACACGAGACGAAAGAAGACATTCGTCTTGATCAATTAATACCTCCCGACATTTTAGAAGATCGAGCTAAATTAAAATCATTCCTTGAAGCTTATTATGCATTCATGAATATGGACGAATTTGTCTATCAGGAAACTGAAACATTTAATGATGTTGTATTGGATAATCTTGCAAGATTTAGAATACCAGATCCAAATAACGAAAACAATCGATTCTTTACAGATGAAACTGGTGCAGATTCTACACTCGTTCTGACAGCACCAAATGGTACAACAACAAATATATCATTAAATGATATTAATGTTTCAATTACAAACGGTAATGAACTACCAGGATCACTTGCAGAATCTACATCTGAAGTAGGTAAAACATTTACTGTATTAAGTTTAAATGGTTATAATGGTTATACCGCAACACTAACAACAATTGTAAAATACTGGGTAGGTCCAGGTCCATCGTGGGTAATGAATAACATTGAAGCCGCAATGGATATTGATCGTAATGAGACTAATTATTTAGAACTCATGCAGAAGGAGATTGCAGCTGCAATTCCAAGAGGTGTAACCGTAAATAAAAGAAATCTTTATAAACGTATTATTGATTTCTATAAATTAAGAGGAAGCTCTGATTCAATTGAAATCTTTTTTAGACTTCTTTTTAATGATAGTGTAGAAGTTGAGTTTCCATATAATGAAACGTTGGTTCCATCATCAGGAGATTGGGATCAGCCAGGTACAGTTACCTCAACAGTAAATGGAACTGTAACTGCAAGTACAACTGTGGTAATTGATACTGCAGATGAAAACATTCGACTCTCATCTAAATTAGTATATGGATCAACATACACAAAATTAAATGATATCCGTGTTGCTGGAATTAGTGGAACAACAATTACTCTTTCAGATCCTGTTACTTTACCTGATGGTGCTACTATTGAATTTGTACCAAGAGGTACTTATTTAGATAATAAAGGTTTCTTATCATATAATATTAAGTTACAAGATAGTTTACGTTATCAAAAATTTAGTTATATAATAAAAACTGGTAAGAATTTATCTGATTGGGAATATGCATATGATAAATTAGTACATCCAGCTGGGTTTATTTATTTTGCAGAAATTCTTATTTTCTTAGAATTAGTTGATGCAACATTAACTGCAGCATTAAATAAAGCATCTATGCCTGGTATCCAACCTGGTGTGATAGGACCAGAAGATATTCCATTACTTGTGGAAATGTTTGCTTCTACTTTTTTACCAAGTACTGAAGCCAAAATCCATAAAACAGGAACGCTATCACTTTCATTAAAGAATGGAGTCATTAGTTCAATTACAATAACAGACGGAGGAAGTGGATATACAGCACCTCCCGTTGTTACATCATCTGATTCAGGCACACCATCAGGTTTTACAACAGCTATATTAGTTGCTAATCTTGGAGCAGGAGAAGTAACAAGTATTTCAATTACAGATGGTGGTGAAGATTATAATGTGCCAACCTTATCAATTGCTGCTCCAACAAGAATTGTTTTTGATGGATCTGATTTTGGATTAGGTCAAACAGTTGATACAACAACCGATCAAATTACACTTCAAGCAGCTGAGGTTTCTGCTTTGCCTATTGGCTCTGTAGTTACATATGATTCGGGTGGTAATTTAGCAATTGGTGGACTTGTTACTGGACAACAATATCGAGTTTTAGCAACTCCAACATCAACAACAATTCAATTAGAAGATCATATTAATTTTCCTGGTGTTGCAATTAACTTTAGTGGAGCTGGTGGTGGAACAGATCATGGCTTTACTGGTGAAACAGCAACTGCAACTGCAAGTAAGACTGATGGATTATTACAAAGTGTTACTATTGTAGAACCTGGATATGGTTATGCAAGTGCACCTTCAATCTCATTTAGTGGTGTTGAACAATCACCAGGTAGTGGAGTCGCACCTACTGTTACAATAGGAATAGATTCAAATGGAAGATTAGATGTTGATAATGTAACAATTAACTCTGAAGGTGGAGGTTGGACATCATTATTTGCTACAGTAGCAGCTAATCCAAATGCAACATCAATTGCATCTGTATCTCTAGCAGGTTTAGCAGATAAAATATATACAACTGCACCAACAATTGTATTCCCTGAACCACAGTCAAAAGATGCTGATGGTAATTTATTAAGTTCAAATGTAACAGCAACTGCTGAATTTACACTTGATTCTGAAGGAGAAATAACAGGGGTAAATATCACAAATGCAGGTTTAGGTTATATTGATGATCCTATTGTCCGACTTGGTAGTGCAGTAAGTAATGAGCAAAGAGTTAAAGATGAAAAAGAAACTTTAATTTTATCTTTAAATCATACAAACAATATTCCTACTCTTGGCAGACAAATAAATCCTGTACAAGCTTCTGCTTCATTAAGAGGATATACACTATATGATGGTGTGAGATTACAAGATGGAATTATTGGTGTTGTTGATTCAATTACTATGGATAATGTAGGATCAGGTTACACTGAAGCAACGATAACATTTTCTGGAGGAGGAGCAAGAGAGCATGCAACTGCAACAGCAACAATATCATCAGGTTCAATAACTGGAATTACAGTAAATACTGGTGGAGATGGTTATACAACTGCTCCAACAATAACAATTACAGGAGATGGTTCTAATGCAGCTGCAACAGCAAATATGGATTTAGATTATACGATTACTCAACAAACTCCAGTTGCTGATAGATTTTTGCCAGAGCATTTAGTAACATTAAAAAATCCATCATTTAGAACTATAATAAATAATGGATATAAACAAAGGAAAGGCACAGATAATTTCTTCTCAAGTGCTAGACTTTATAATACAAACCAAACAATTGAGTTTTTAGGAGCAAATCAAATACAAACTCTTGACTCAACTGTTATAAATAACTATAATACGAATACATTCGTACATATTGAAGAATAAAGGAAAACAATTATGGCAGCAATAGTAACATCAAATTTTAGAGTTCTAAATGCAAATAACTTTAAGGAAGATGTAGCAAATAACGTAGTGTATGTTTCTATTGGTAAATCAGATGTATGGTCATTAACGACATCAGATACAACGGATACTACACCATTCACACCTTATGATCATTTAGATGCTTTAGGCGAAGCAAGAGCTAACCTAATGGGTTTAAAGAAAGTTGCATCAAGTGATCTTTCACACGTTATTCCAAGATATACTTGGACATCAGGTAATAGTTATGTAGCATGGGATTCAGACGACGCATCAATTTTCGATAAGGCATTTTATGTAGTTACATCAGAGTTTAAAGTATATAAGTGTATTAAAGCGGGAGGTGGTGCTTCAAGTATTCAACCTACTCAAACACTTACAGATCCACAAGCAGAATCAGATGGATATACTTGGAAATACTTATATACAATTTCAGTAGCAGATGCTGAAAAGTTCTTAACAAATAGTTATATGCCAGTTAAAACAGTATCACTTGGTACAGAAGGAGTGGTTGCTGCCACTACATCTTCTAGTGATACCGTAGTTTTAACAGGTGCTAACTTAGATATTTTACCTGGTATGACAGTATCTGGTTCAAATGTTTCTGGTACACCAACAGTTTCTACAAGAACTGGTAATACATTAACGCTTTCTGCATCGCAATCATTAACAGCAAATGATATTCTCACATTTGCATTTGCATCTGATGCTGCAGCAGAGGCTTCATTAACAGAAGCAGACTTTGCACAATATCTAAACCAAAAAGCATCAAGAGATTCTTCAACTGCTGCTGGTATTGAAAGAATTGAAGTGACTGCAGGTGGTACAGGTTATACATCAGCACCAACAGTTACAATTACTGGTGATGGTTCAGGTGCAACAGCTACAGCTACAGTTTCTGCGGGAGCAGTTACAGCTGTGACAGTAACAGGTAAAGGAACAAATTATCGAGTAGCTGATATTACTTTTTCAGGTGGCGGTGGATCCGATGCAGGAGCAAGAGCCGTATTGGCGCCTAAAGAAGGACATGGAGTCAATCCAAGAGATGAACTTGGTGGATTCTTTATGTCACTTAATGTTTTATTAGACGGTGCTGCAGGTTCTGGCGATATCACAGTAGGTAATGATTTCAGACAAATTATGTTATTGAAAAATCCAAGAGTCTATAATGCAACTCCATTAGCAGGAGCAATCGCATCTGCAGATACATTAAAAGCTACAAATTATTTAGATTTTGATTCTGCAGTTGATGTAACTGATTATACAGTTGATGAATTAATTGTTGGTCAAACATCAGGAGCTCAAGCATTTGTAGTTGAAATTGACTCATCAAATGGATATATCCATTATCATCAAAATGATAAAACTGGTTATGCATCATTTACTGATGGTGAAGATGTACAAGGACAAACAAGCACTACAACAGGAGCTCTTGAATCTGCAAGTGCAGTAGGAAATCCTGAAGTTGATAGACAAAGTGGTGAAGTATTATTCTTAGAGAATAGAGATCCAATTAATAGAACAACAACACAGATTGAAGATATTAAAGTTATATTAGAATTCTAATATAGATATAATATTAGGAAAAATTTATGGCAACAACAGTAGTAAAAAATTATAATAGAACTCCATACTGGGATGATTTTGATGAAACAAAAAATTATCATAGAATCTTATTTAAGCCAGGATATTCTGTTCAAGCTCGTGAATTAACACAGTTACAAACTGCACTTCAAGCACAAATAGATCGCTATGGTCAATTTGCCTTTAAAGATGGATCAAGAGTTATAAATGGTAAAGCGACTCTGAATGTAGAATATGATTATATTAAAATTGAATCTACATTTTGGAATGGAACTGCAAGTGTAAACTCAGATACTTATTTAAGTGATTTTGTAGGTAGTACAATTACTGGAACTGCCAACTCTGGAAATCAAGTTACAGCTACTGTATTAAGTGTTGTTGCATCAGAAAGTTCAGATCCAAATACATTATATATTAAATATAACTCTGCTGGTGGAACAAATAGAACAGTTCAAAAGTTTGTTGCAGGAGAATTATTTCAATCAGATGGAACAGGAAGTCCGTTTGGTATGGTCGGAGGCGGATCCAATATTGATAATTCTAATACTGCTTCATCAATTACAAATCCTATTGGTCAGGGTTCTGCAGTAAATATTGAAGAAGGTGTTTATTTTATTGCTGGTTCTTTTGTATATGTTCCAGCTGGTACATTAATTCTTGACAAATATACAAACACTCCAAATTATATTGTTGGTTTAAAAGTTACAGAAAATACGATATCATCAGATAGCGATTCAGATCTCGTTGATAATGCTCAAGGTACACCTAACTATTCAGCTCCAGGTGCTGATAGATATCAAATTACAACAACCCTTATTAAGCAGGACCCAGACCTTGCCAATAGAACAGAAGATAGTTATATTACACTATTAGTTATTGAAGATGGTAAAGCAAGGGCTGATAAAACAGATAAAAATAATGATACTGAATTATCTGAAAGACTTGCAAGAAGAACATTTGAAGAATCAGGTGATTACTCGTTAAATCCATATCAATTAAATGTAAGAGAACATTTAGATACTGGAAGTAATAATGGTTACTTAATAGCTGCGAATGGTGGAGATGCTGATAAATTAGCAATTGGTATTGAACCGAATATATCATATGTAAAAGGTTTCCGTGTAGAAAATACAACAACTAAATATGTTGAAGTTGATAAACCACGTGGAACAGATGCTAAAGTCGATGTTAATCAGGAAACACAAACATTAAATCTTGGAAACTATATTAAGTTGGCAGAATCAGCAGCAATTGGAATGCCTGATATTACTAATTTTAGTTCTATTAATTTACACAGTTCAGCTAATGGTGGTGGTAGTGTTATAGGTACTGCAAGAGTAAGAGGTATTACTGAAGGCTCTAGCTCTACTGAATTATATCTTTACTTATTTGATATATCATTTACAGGTAGTAATACATTTGCAAATGTTGCAAGTGTGCAATGGGATGATTCTAGTACAGTTAAATTTCAAGCTAACTTAACATCTGATAAAACATTATATGGTACAAATAATAATACATTAGTTTATAAATTACCTTATGCCGCTATTGATACATTAAGAGATCCAGCATCTACAATTGCTTCACCTTCTTATAATACTTCATTTACAGTAAGACAAACATTTAATACTGCATCCGCAACAGCTTCAGATACAATTAGTGGTGCAACATATATTAACTCAGGAAATGTAGTAGCATATATTTACAATACAAGTACAGGGACTTATGGTGCATTAGATGCATCACCTACTTGTACAATTAGTGGTGGTGGTACTACAATCACCTTTACAACAATTAATGGTAGTGCAGTTTCATTAGGTGCTAATGATCAAATATTTTATGCAGTTGATGTTACTTATGCTGGTCAACAAGCAAAATCAAAACAAAACACAAATGCAACTCTTAGTGGTCAATCATTAGTAAGTAATGAACTTTCTTTAGGTAAAGCTGATATTATTAAAATTAATTCTATCACAGATGCTAATGGACAAGATGTAAAAAGTAGATTTACTTTAGATAATGGTCAAAAAGATAATTACTATGGAATAGGAAAAATTATTTTAAAGAGTGGAGAATCAAATCCAGGTGCAATTGATGTAGATTTTAATTATTATACACATACAGGTACTTCAGATTTCTTTAGTGTAGATTCATATCCAACAGCAGATTATGCATCTATTCCAACATTTACAGGTATTAATGGAACAGTTCAATTAAGAGATTGTATAGACTTTAGACCAAGAATTAATGATGCAGGTACAGGATTTACTGGAACAGGAGCTTCATTATCATCAATTCCATCAAATAGCCAAAGTTTTATAACTGACCTAACTCACTATTTACCAAGAGTAGATAAACTATATGTAACTAGAAGAGGCGAATTTAAAGTAGCAGTTGGTGTACCAGATAATAATCCTAAACCACCACAAGTTCCAGATGATGCTATGGGTATCTATAACCTAAGATTATCACCCTATGTCTTTTCACTAAATGGTATTAAACCACAACTTGTGGATAACAAACGATTTACTATGAGAGATATAGGCTCCATAGAAAAAAGAGTTAAAAATTTAGAATACTTTACATCACTTTCTTTATTAGAACAAAGTGCAGCTGATGTTGATATATTAGATTCAACAGGAGCTTCACGATTAAAGAATGGATTTATTGTTGATAATTTTACTAATCATGGCATTGGAGATACAAGTAATATTGATTATGCTGTATCAGTTGATAAACAAAATGGATTACTTAGACCTAAATTTGATGAAAGAAATGTAAATTTAATAAGAATATCAGGGGATACAGGAACATCAGTGATTAATAATGGTATAGTCACTATGCCAATGACAACCGATGTTAATTATATTAATCAGCCTTATGCATCAACATTCTCAAATGTCAATCCATATAATGTATTTAGTTGGGCAGGTACAGTTAAACTTTCACCAGATTCTGATGAATGGAAAGAAGTAGATGTAAGACCATCAGTAGTAGTTGATGACTCATCATCATATGATCAATTTAAAAAATTAGCTGAAGAACAAGGTATACTTGGAACAGTATGGAATGAGTGGGAAACAAACTGGACAGGTGTAGAAGTAGAAACACAAAATGATGTTACAGGAACACCACCAGCAAGAAGACAGAGACAAGAACCAGTTGAAGCAAGAAATTGGTGGTGGATTGATGGTGAACCAGAATTTGATTTCTTTGATATAGGAACAGCTGGTGGTGGTCAACAATCAACAACAATTACAACGACAACAACTACAACTGGTCAATCAAGATCTGGTATTAAAACAGATTTAGCATTTGATACAGTTACAAGAACAAATGGACGAAGAGTAGTTGAAACTAACTTTGTACCATTTATACGATCAAGAGAAATTTTCTTTAAAGCAGAATTATTAAAACCAAATACACAGGTATATGCTTTCTTTGATGGTGCAGACATATCAGATTATATAAAAGAAAAAACTTTTGTTGAATTTTCTGGTAGATCTTCAGTCACAACATTTGAAGGTGATACAGTTCACCCAGACCTAGGTGGTGCAAGTGCTTTAATATCTAATGGATCAGGCGTAATTGAAGGTTCATTTATTATACCAAGAAATGATGCACTAAAATTTGCAACTGGTGTAAGAGAATTTAGATTATCAGATAGTTCTACAAATGATAGATCTACTGAAACCACTTATGCTGAAGCTCAATACCATGCACAAGGATTACTAGAAACATCAGAAGAAAGAATTGTTTCAACTAAAGTACCAAGATTAGTACAATCAGAAGTAAGAGAAGATAGAACATTAGTTGATACAAATGTATCTGAAACAACAGAGTGGATTGATCCAGTTGCTGAAACTATTTTAATAGACAAAGCAGGTGGTATATTTATGAAGTCAATTGATATATATTTTAGATCAAAAGATGATAATATACCAGTTAGACTTACAGTAAGAACTACAAAAAACGGTATACCTACACAAAGAATAGTACCAGGAGCTGATAAGATTTTATATCCAAGCTCAGTTAATGTATCATCAACTGCCGCAACTGCTACAAACTTTGCATTTGATTATCCAGTATATCTTTCACAAGATACTGAATACGCAATAGTACTTACTTCACAATGTGATAACTATGAAGTATGGATTGCTGAAATGGGTGGATTTGATGTTACTGATGTTGATCAAAGAATTACAAAACAACCATATAATGGTGTATTCTTTAGTTCAGCAAATGCTTCAACATGGACACCAGAACAATCTAAAGATTTAAAATTCAAATTAAATAGAGCATCATTTACAGGATCAAGTTCAAAAATTACTTTCTGTAACGATGTAGTTCCTGCTAAGAAATTAAATGCTAACCCATTTTATATTACAGATAGTAGTGCAACAGTAAGAGTATTCCATAAGAATCATGGTATGTATAGTACAAGTAATAGTGTAACAATTGCTGGAGTAACAGGTGGTCCATTCAATGGTATACCTGCTTCTGATTTAAATGGAACACATACAATTACTGCATTTGGCCATGATTATTATGAATTTACTGCTAGCACAACGGCTGGCACTGCAGGAAGTGCTTATGCTGGAGGAAGTGGAGTTACTGCAACAGAGAATAGACACTTAGATGTATTATTCCCAATCATTGAAAATATGCAGGTTCCTGGAACATCTGTAAGATTCTATTTAAAAACATATACAAGTAGAAGTGCTGATGGAAGCGAAGGTGCATTCCAATTAACTACATCAGGCACAGATGGTTACGAAATATTACCAAATCAAAACTATTATTTTGCTACACCAATGGCAATATATTCTGCTATTAATGAGACAAATAATTTAAGTGGAGTTAAATCATTCCAATTAACAGCCGAATTATCAACAACAGATGAAGCATTATCACCAGTCATTGATATGAATAGATTATCAGTTAATACAATTCAAAATATTATTTCAAATGACGGTGGTTCTGAAACAAGTGCAACTGGTGGGGCAGAATCCGCAAGATATATAACTAAAGTAGTAGAGCTAGCAGAACAGGCAGATATCGCAACTGTTTATATTAATGCATTAAAACCTGGTGGATCTGATATAGATTTATATTGGAGAGCAACTCAAGGTGATGAAGATATTACTTCAGTAGATTGGACCCAAGCATCACCTGTAGGTGGTACAATACCATTTAATGCTACAAGATTCCAAGAAGCTCAATATGATATAGATCCATTTGGATTAAATTCATCTTTTAGTTCAATACAATTTAAGATCGTATTAAAAGCTGAAAGTTCATCTCAACCACCGATGGTAAAAGATTTTAGAGCAATATGCGCAACATAGGATAAAGAATGGCTAAGAAAAGAATAAAAGAAAATCCTGATTTAGTGAAAGATACAAATAGTGGAGCAGTTATAAATACTAATAGTAATGCATTTGCTAAGCGTAGAATGCAAATGTTAAACCAAAAAAATAAAGAAGAAAGATTTGAGCAATTAGAAAAAGATGTTGCTGAATTAAAAAAATTAATTAAAGGTTTGAGTAAATAATGGCAAATAAAGAAACAAGAGTTTATAAATCCGATACCTTAGAACAGTTTCGTCAAAAGACGAATGATGTCTCTTTACATCTTGGAGATAATGAACAATTAAATAGTAATCTTTCAGATAAAACTTATAATTGGGTTGATGTATCTGCAGGAGATTTATTCTTTAAAGAATCTGACGATGATGCAAAATCAGTTAGATTTGAATTAAAGCCAGAAGAAACTCTTGATAATACTGGTGGATATATTATATTAAATGATTCACCAACAATTCCAGCTTCTTTTATTAATGGTGCAACACTATCACAATCAGGTGGATATAGTGCTACAATTGAATCTGTTATTGGTCAAGAAAAAATATTAGTTAAAAATACAAGTGGAACATTTAATGCTGCTGAAGATATTACAGATGGTACAGGAACTATAGTTGCAGCTAATATTGATAGACTAGTCGCAGAATCTTATAATATTGGATTAGTACGAGTTTATAAAAATGGAACAGAGATTTCACAAAACTTATTAGAAGATGGATTCCATGTACCTAATTATGTTGCATCGATTGCACTTTCAAATAGTCCAGATGTTTCAGAATTTACAGAAGGTTCATATGTATATCAAAATGGATCACAACTTTCTACACTAGCATCTTTACAGTCAAGTTCAAATTGGTATGGTGTTGTATTAAGAGCATCATCAACAGAGTTATTACTTAAAACTTCAATCGAAGTAAATGGTTCTTTTAGTGCAAGTTCACAAATTAGATTATTAAATACTTCAGATGTAATTGCTGCTGCTGATCATGGAAGCTTAACAGATAAACCTACCAGTTATGGAGTTGCAATTGAGCTCAACAACGAAGCTGCTGCTAATGATGATATTAAAATATTCTCTATGGATATTGTTGCAGCATCAAATGAATTACAAGATGATATTGGTGTAACAGAAAATTTAACAACCACAGCTACAAATCTTGTAGATGCTGTGAATGAAATCGAATCTGTATTTGATGCCTCAACATATGAGATATCAGCTAGTTCAAATAACTTTAATGTTACCTCTGGACAATTTACATTAGATTCATCTGCAGATATTATATTAGATGCTGATGGAGCAGATGTTATATTAAAAGATGCTGGAACAGAATTTGGTAGACTTACAAATGCAAGTGGTCAATTACAATTACAATCTGGTGGATCTAATATTGTATTAACAGCAAATGATACAGATGCTACATTTAATAATAATTTAGTTGTTGAAGGAACATTAGATGTTGATGGTAACTTTGAAGTTGGTGTATCTAAATTTAATGTTGTAGCTGCTTCAGGTAATACTCAAATTGATGGAACACTTGATGTTGATGGTGTAGTTACATTTGATACCAATACAACAGTAGGTGGAAATCTTACAGTTAATGGAACAACAACAGATTTAAATACAAACTTAGAAGTATCAGGAACTAGTGCATTTGCAAGTGCAGTTGGAATTGATGGTGACTTTGATATTAATACAAATAAATTTACTGTAGCAGCATCATCTGGTAATACAGTAATTGCAGGTACATTAAGTGTTGGTTCATTAAATACTACAGCGCAAGATATAAGAGGTGCAATTAATGAACATGAATCTGATATTGGTACAGTTGCTAACCTAACAACATCAGCTACTAGCCTTGTTACCGCAATTAACGAATTAGATCTTAAACAAGGTGCAGCAACATTAACAACTACAGCAACCACATTATCTGGTGCAGTTAATGAGTTAAATGCTGGTAAAATTAATTTGACATCGAGTTCAAATCAAACAATCAATTCAGACTTAACATATACAACTGGAAAAACATTTACATTCCCAACAGGATCCGTATTAGATATATCTGATGGTACATTAATTGTTGGAGGCGGTGCAGGATCACAGGTTGCTTTTGATACAGCATTCTTAGAACTTACTCCAAACTCTGCTCAAAGAGGTTTATTCTTTGAAAGAACAGATTATAGTGGAAGTGCTGATGTTAAAATTCAATGGAATGAAAATCAAGTTACAGCAAATAAAGAAGCAAGAGCATTCCAAGTTGTTGGATTAAATGATGCAGGTACAACAGAAACAGCAGATTTAGTTACATTCTATAATGCAAAAGAATTAGTTACAAATAATACTGAATCAGGTATTAGTGTAACATGGGATTCAACAAATCAAAACTTTGACTTTAATGTCAATGATCCAGTTATTACATTAAGTGGTGATGTAAGTGGTTCAGCCACAATGACCAATCTTGGCAATACCACAATTAGTGTTAATGTTAATGATGTTCAGAACAATGCCATCGCTCTCGGAACAAAAACAACTGGTAATTATGTAGCAACAATTGCTGGTACAACTAATGAAATCGAAGTAACAGGTTCTGGTTCAGAAACAGCAGCAGTTACAATTGGATTACCAAATAATGTTACAATTACAAATAATCTAAATGTAAATGGTAATACCGTTCTTGGTAATGCTACAACAGATACAGTATCAATTGCTGGTGACCTAACAATAACAGGTGATCTCACAGTTAATGGTACAGAGACAATATTAAATACAACAACATTAGAAGTTGAAGATACATTAGTACTTGCTGGTAATAATTTAAGTTCAGAACCAAGTTCAGGTGGATTTGGTTTAGAAGTTGGACCAATCACAAGTCCAAGTGGTGTTGCATCTGGAGTAACTGGTGCTCACTCAATTGTATATAACTATGCAACTGATCAATGGGAAGCAGATGGTTCATTAATTCTTTCAGAGGCAACAGTAGGTACACCAAGTATTGAAAGTACTGACTTCGGTTCAAGTAAAGATCTTTCATTCTCAGCTGGAACAGGTTTAAGTGAAACAGTTACAGGTTTAGCAACAAATAACTTTGTTGTTACATATACAAATACTGACAGAGGTTCATCACAAAATATATTTAAGAATGTAGCTTCTGATTCAGGTACTGCAGTAGCAGATAATAATAATGACACATTAACTCTTACTGGTGGAAATGCAATATCAACATCAGTAAGTGGTGATACAATAACAATTGCTCATGATGATACCTCAACATTAAATGGTACATATGGTGGAGCAAATAATGGTATTGTTGTAGAAGATATTACAGTTGATTCAAATGGTCATATTACTGCTGTAGGAACAAGAGACCTTGATGGTAGATTCTATCAGCAATCACAATTCTTATCTACAAATACAGCATCAGCTCCAGTAATTAGAGATGGTTCAGGTAACTTCTCAGCTGGAACAATTACAGCTGATCTATCAGGTACAGCAACAAATGCTCATAATATTAATGTTGATGAAAGAAATGATAATGTAACTTATCAAGTATTATTCAGTGATCAAAATGATGCAGGATTTACAAGGCCTTATATTGATACTGATAATACTCATTTTACATATAATCCATCAACACATACATTATCAGCTGGTACATTCTCAGGATCGCATTCAGGAAATGGATCTGGTCTTACAAGTTTAAATGCTTCTAATATTTCATCTGGTACAATATCAGATGCAAGATTACCAAGCTCAATTACATCAAGTATTACAGGAAATGCAGCAACTGCTACTAAATTACAAACTGCCAGAACAATTGGTGGAGTATCATTTGATGGAAGTGCAAATATAAACTTACCTGGTGTTAACACTGCAGGTAATCAGAATACATCTGGTAATGCTTCAACAGCAAGTACTTTACAAACTGCAAGAACAATTTCAATAAGTGGTGCAGTATCTGGTTCTGCATCATTTAATGGTGGATCAAATATTACAATTAGTACAAGTGCTACTTCAGATCCAACACTTACATTAAATGGAGATGTTTCTGGTAGTGCCACATTTACTAATTTAGGTAATGCAACTCTTACATGTACAGTTGCAGATGATTCACATAATCATACAATTGCAAACATAGATAACTTACAATCTACATTAGATGCTAAAGGTACAATGTCAAATTGGAATCTACAAGCATCAGGTGGAGCAACCACAAGTATTACAAATAATGAAACAGTTAACTTTACAGGTTCAGGCGCAACATCTGTAAGTAGAAATGGTAATACAATTACAATTAGTTCAACAGATAATAATACTACATACAGTGTGGGTGATGGTGGATTAACACAGGTTAACTTTACTACTGCACGAAGAGATAAACTTGATGGTATTGCGTCTAGTGCTAATAACTATTCAATTTCACAAGATGATACATCAAATGTTCACTTTGAAGGTTTAATGGTTGGTCAAACAAGTGGTGCTACTGCTAATACAATACGATGTACAGGTGATGTTGTTGCTTTCTTTTCATCAGATGAAAGATTAAAAGATAATATTAAACCAATTGAAAATTCATTAGAGAAAGTTGGACAATTAAAAGGATATGAATTTGATTGGAATGATAAACAAAAAGTTTACGAAGGACATGATGTTGGTGTGATTGCTCAAGAAGTTGAGAAGGTAGTACCAGAAATTGTCGAAACAAGAGAACATGATGGCTATAAAGCTGTTAAATACGAAAAATTAGTTCCTTTATTAATTAATGCTATTAATGAATTAAAGGCTGAGATTGAAGAATTAAAAGATATAAATAACAAGGTATAGAGGAAAAAATGGCAGTTTACTCTAATATAGTAGTTGATCAAGGATCAAGTTACACAGCTTCAATTGATGTAACTGATACTGATGGAGATAATATTAATTTAACTGGCTATACTGCAGCCGGACAAATTAGAAAAACGTATTCATCATCAACTGCAGTTGATTTTGCAACAGCAATTGCAAACCCAACAAGTGGAGTATTAACAATAAGTTTAACTGCCGCTCAAACCAACGCCATGAAGGCGGGTCGTTATGTATATGATGTAGAGATTACTCAAACATCTAGTGGAGCAGTAACAAGAGTTTTAGAGGGACAAGTAGAAGTTACACCAGGAGTGACACAATAGTGGCAAACATAAAAGCTAAAATACGTAGAAATCCTGATAAAATTGTAGCTCAGACATTAAAGGTTGGTAATGTTGCATTAACAGATCTTACCGATATTAATGCTGCTGGTACAACAGATGGTGCCATGTTAATATTTAATGGTACCACAAACAAATTTGATATAATACCAGAAATTGGTAACGAAAATACGAATATAATCGGAGGCACATACTAAGATGGCAAATTTAACTAGGATTAAAATCCTAACCACGGGGACTACCACCACCGCGCCAAGTAATCTGAAAACAGGTGAATTAGCATATTCATATGTTGCAGGTACTCAGAGCAATAATGGTGATCGACTCTATGTTGGTACAGGAACAGAAACAAACGGGATCGCCGCATCGGTTGATCTTATTGGTGGTAAGTATTTTACTGGTCTTTTAGATCACGTTCATGGTACAGCAACAGCAAATAGTGCTGTTATTCTTGATGGTAACTTACATATTGACCAAATTAATGTTGGAACATTAGCACTTGAAAGTTCAGGTGGATCAGGAC